TATCGTGACAGTCCGGTGCGGCTCACGTCGTTTCGCCTGGGCATGCCCTGATGGCGATCAACTATGACGCGGCAACCAAAACGGCCCGGATGGCCGCCACGATCCTGCAGATCGATGTCAATGCATTGCCGGCGTACATTGAGATATGCACAGCATCGTTCGCCTCCACGCTCGTGACCATCACGTTGGCCGATCCGAGTTTCACGGAATCGGGCGGCGTGATCACCATGGCGGGCGCACCGAAGTCCGGCGTTGCGGCCAATGCCGGGACCGCGACAGTGGCGCGCATCAAGGATGGTGGCGGCACCACGAAGGTCAACAACCTGACGGTTGGGACCAGTGCTACTGATATCATTCTCAACAGCACGACCGTCAGCGTAGGCCAGACCGTGACGCTTACCTCGGCGACGATCACGCACGCGATATGACCGCTCATCTCGTCAGCCATGAAAACGTTGTCCACACCACTGAAGAGCACAGTGGGAAGGTCCATACCAATAGCGGCCATCCGATTGTCGGAACGCTGCAAGAGGCCGTGGGCACGCTGGCGGCAACCGAAGCGGGCGACACCGCGGCGATCGCCGGACTGGCCGGCCTTATCGGCACGCTCGGCGCCACAGAAGGCACCGATGCTGCCGCCTTTGCTGGGCTGGCCGGCCTCACCGGCAGATTGGCCGCAACGGAAGGTACTGACTCAGCTGCTTTCGCCGGGACAGCCGCGACTACCGGAGCGCTGGCTGCGATCGAGGCGGCGGATATTGCATGGATTGCCGCGACAGTCGTCACGCTCGGTACGTTAGCGGCAAGCGAAGGCGCTGATGTATTTGCGGCAACGGGCCTCGTCGCGTCGGCCGGCGACGCCATCGTCAGCGAGGCCGCGGCTGCTATCGAGACGCTCGATGCGCTTGTCCAGCCGACGGTCGTTGTTGTCATTGGCGGCGGGACCTACCGGCCAGAACTGCCGTTATCAATCGAGGGCATCGGCGATGGCCTGCTGCCGCGACTTACCGGTGAGGCGCACGGTGTCGTTGTCGCGGCAAGTGCCGGTGCCGGGACACTGCGTAGGGCCGTCGTGGCGGCAGACGGATCGGTCGAGGCTGCCGGGCGCGGCGCGGTGCAATTGGTTATTCGCGCGGCAGCGGTCGGCGCGCGCGGCCAGGCGGGGTCCGCGGCTGCGGTGTTCGATGGTCTCGCCGCATCCGGCTCGGGTGCGGTCATCGCACAGGGCCAGGGTTCGGGCGTGATCGCCAATCTCGAAGCCGCTGCCATTGGACGGTGTGACGATGACGAAGCCGTCGTCGCCTGGCTCCTGGCCGCATGAAGGGCATGGCATGAGCGAGAAATCGGCCATTCCTGCACCGCAGTACACGCTGCTCGAAGGGTTCGGCACATGCCTCGCGCTGGCGCGACGTGCGCTGGAAGAGGTGCGCACCCTGGCGCGAATTCCGGGACCCGAAGGCAAGCGCGGGGCAAAGGGTGACATTGGCGAAAAGGGCGAGCGTGGCGAGCCGGGCAAGCCCGGGCCGGCGGGCCGCGATGGCGCCGACGGCAAGGACGGCGAGCGCGGCCCACAGGGCAAGTCCGGGGCGCTGCCGGTGGTGCGCGAGTGGGCGCCTGACGCCGTTCATTACGCGGGCGCGGTTGTGGCCCACGCGGGTGCCACTTGGCAGGCCAGCCGCGACACCGGGCAGGCACCGGGGCACGCCGACTGGGTCTGCCTAGCGCGGGCGGGCCGCGATGCGGCGATGCCGCGGGTGCGCGGCACCTGGGCCGAGGGCGAAACCTATGTGGCACTCGACATCGTCGCGAACGGCGGCTCTGGCTTCATCGCGCGCTCTGACGCGCCGGGGCCATGCCCGGGCGCTGGTTGGCAAATGATCGCAGCCAACGGCAAGCCGGGCATCAAGGGGGCAGCTGGCGAGCGCGGCGACCGAGGTGAGCCTGGTGCGCGTGGACTGCCGGGGGCGTCTGCACCGCTGATCGTCGGCTGGGCGATTGACCGCAAGACCTACACCGCTACGCCAGTCCTCTCGGATCAGAGTCCTGCGGCACCGCTCGAACTGCGCGGCCTATTCGAACAGTTCCACGACGAGGCGCGCTGATGGCCGACGTCTGGGTCAAGGTGCTGACGCCGGCCGACAGCTACGCGCTGCTGACGTTGGACGAGCTCAAGCCCATGCTTAACATCCCGTTGAGCAACACCAGCGAGGATGCGCAACTGCAGATGTGGATCGACCAGTACAGCGACGTGGTCGCCACGATGTGCCATCGCGTATTCGCCTATGAGACGGTCGCGGAGACCTGGCGCAGCGAGTCGGCGCCGTTCGATCGCGCGCTGTTGTTCCTGACGCGCTACCCGGTCGCCGATGCGGACATCACCGCGGTGGAGTCGCCGCGGGGCAGCCTGCTCGATCCGGCCAGCTACGAGGTCGAGAACACATCCGGCAAGCTACGCATCGAGGGCGCCTGGACCGAGCCGATCACCGTGACCTACAGCGGCGGCTATCACTTGCCGGACGAGGCGCCGCCGGCGCTCAAGGCGGCCACCGGGCTGTTGGTCCAGGCGGCGCAAATGCAGTCGAAGGTTCCCGCATCCGCTGTCCGATCGGTCACGCATGGTGAAACCCGCGTGCAGTATTTCGATCCGGTGCAGATGTTCGGCAAGGCCGGCGGCGCCGCGCCGTTGATGCAGGCGGCCGATACCGTCAATGCCCTGCTCTACAAATACATGCGGTTCTACGCGTGACCATCGACTATAGCGCGATGCTGTTCGATCCGGTTTACGCGGAGATCGGCGTGTCGGCGGTGTTCACCGTTGTGGGTGCCGATACGGGGATCGACATCACCGTGATCGACGACACGCGGCCGAAGCTGGCGCCGACCGGCTCCAGTGCCGGTGCCGAGGTGCAGAGTGTCGGCCCGGGCGCTTTTGTTCGTGTCCCCGAGCTCACCGGCAAGGGCATTGCGCGCGCCAACTATGCCGATGCGGTGCTCGCGTTCAACGGCAGGAGTTGGATCGTGCGGTCGTGGGAACTGCGCGGCAGCCCGAACGGCGAGGATTTGGGTGAAGTGCGGTTCTCGCTGAAGGCCGACGCCGGTGGCTGACGTTCGTGAGGACATCTTGGTGCGCCTGCTCGAGGTGGTTGCGACTATCCCGAACATTCGCTCGGCGCAGCGCAACAACGTCGAGATCCCGGAAGACCAATTGCCCGCGGCAATCGTGTTTGACGGCGACGAGGAGACCGACGCCGCCTCCGATCTGTCGATGCGGCCTGCCAACCGGCCGACCATCGTTCGCATGCATCCCGAGATCATCATCGCGGAGCAGGCCGATGAGGTCGGATCGGAGCTCACCACGATGCGGCGGGAACTGATCAAGCGGGTGATGACTGACACCTTGCTTAACGAGCAGATCGTCAAGACCGGACGGTTCGGCAATGGTGCAATCCGCTATCTCGGCTGTCAGACCGACGTCGGCTGGATGCGCTCGCTGCACGGGGCGCTGCGCGCTCAGTTCATGTTCAAGTACGCACTCAAGATAGAGGACCTATAGCCATGCCCGTATCTCCCAATATTGCGAACTATCACATCGGCAAAGGTATCGTGTCGTTCAAGGAGGATGGCGCCACCGACTTCCTTGATCTCGGCAACGCGCCGTCCTTTGTGTGGACGCCGACCACTGCGAAGAAGGAGCACTTTTCGAGCAGAGAAGGCATCAAAGTAAAAGACTTCACCGCGATCACCCAGGTCGGCGCGACAATCAAGTTCACGCTCGATGAAATCAACGCGCCAAACCTGGGTCTCTTCACTTTGGGCGAGGTCGGGACTGCCGACGTCGATGGAAGTATTACGGTTTCGGCTTTCAAGAAGACCGAGATCGTCGGGACGATCAAAGTCGAGGGCACCAATGACGTCGGCCAGCACGTCGATTTCACCGGCCGCATCTCGATCAACCCGACCGGCGACTTCTCTTTCATCACTGACGCCGACGACTTCAGCACACTGCAGATTGAGGCCGAGGTGCAGAAGGATGACACTACCGGGGACTTCGGCGTGTTTACGGTACACGAGCCGGTGGCTGGACCGTAGGAGGCTAGGCAATGGCAGACTTATTGGACATCGCGCCGTCGACAGCGAGCGAGGTCGTTTGGATTGACGGGCAGAGGATTAGCGTGCGCGGCGTTTCGGTCGACGCTATCGCGTCCATCGTCGCGCGGTTTCCCGAGGTGCGATCGCTGGTCAGCGGCGGCGTGGGCGCCAGTCTGGTACCGCGATTGATCGAAGGTTGCGCCGCCGCGGTCGGACCGATTATCGCGGCCGGCTGCGGGCATCTCGCTGACGCGACTTATGAGCAGCGCGCGGCCAAGCTATTGCCCGAGTATCAGTTGAAATTTCTCACGGCCATTTTCAGGCTGACATTCCCAAACGGGATCGGCTCCTTCGTCGAGGCACTGACGGGCCTCATCGGCAGAACGGGCGAAGGGGCAAAGCCCATCAAGGTCCGCTCGAAGAAATTGCGCTCGCCGTCGTTGCCCTCGGCCGGCGCGCAGGGATCGGCCCCGACTTTGCAATGACGCTGACGCCGCGGCAGATCGCGGCCTATCTGGAATTCGGCGAGCAACTCGATCGGATGGAACGGGCGAACGATCTTCTAATCGCCCATGCCGGCGCGCAGGGCGACAAGCAGGGCATCGAGAAAATGCTTAAGGAGTTGAGCGGGTGACCCTGGGCCTACGTGCAGTCACGCGGCGCACGTTGGTTGGGATTACTGATTACGCGAACATCACAAGCCGTGACCGCCGGCTTTTCTATGCTTTGGCCGAATATCGCATTGTAGTTTTGAGTGCCTTTGAATATGCCTCGGAACTCGATGATGTCGTTCTCAAGAATGTGCCCATCACCTTTTAGTGGGTCGCGATACCTGAGTAGAACGATATGATCGTATTTCCACCAGCCGTGCTCGTCCTTGGTTACTGCTACGCGCATGAGTAGGCTTTTGCCTTCGTTGATCACCTGCACGACCTTGCCACTAAACACGACGGCCTCACCAAGGTGGCGCTCAGGGTAGCGCGCGATTTCCTCGTAGCCGAGGCGGATAGGCGTCTGATGTATTGGCGCTACCGGCGCCAATTTGGGCGCTGGCGAACTAGGTGCCGGCGCCGGTGTCGAGTTACGGGTCGAGGAACCAACAACAATTGCGGCTCCGACAAGGACGACGCACCAGATGGTAACGATTGTAGAAAACTTTGGCATGCCCCAAAACATACAAATCGCGCCCCGAGCAGTCTTGTCCGATCGTGCCAATCTTGCCGGTTGCTTGGCATGGATGAGCAAAAATGAAAATGTCGGTCACGGCGGATAAGCGCAACGCCGACGTCTTTACCCGGACCAAGCGCCAGCTCATCGTGGCGGCGCAGGGGGCGGTGAAGGATGCGGCTGCAGAGGCTGTGGCGCGGGGCCGAAGTCAAATCGGCTCTGCCGGTTTCTCGCCGCGCTGGCAAAAAGGTCTGACGTCTAAATTTCTCAAGGGGCCGCCCAATAAGCCGGCACGCCTGATTTTCGACCGCTATGCCTTTTTTACCGTGTTCGAGCGCGGGGCGACCATCGGCGGCAAGCCGCTGCTCTGGTTGCCAGTCGAGCAAAATCTGCCGGCGAAGATGTCGATCAAAAAGTATCGCGGCAAGCTCGTCTTCGCGACCATTGGCGGCACGCCGATGGCATTCTCGCCGAGGGATTACAAGAAGGCGCTGTTTGTCGGCGTCCCGCGCGTCAAGGTCCGCAAGCGTCTCAATCTGCGGGCACTGTTCAAGAGCGTCGCAGCGAAGTTGCCGGAATTCCTCAAGAAACGTCTCCTCCAGACGAAGAAAATAACACATGGCTGAAGACGGCATCTCCTTTCGCATCGAGCTCGATTCGGCTGACGCCGAGGCGGCGATTGAGCGATTGCGTGAGGCCAGCGAAACCCTGTTCGGGACGATGGAGAAGCTGGGCGAGGCGCTAGAACATGGCGGCTTCGGTGCTTTGGAAAAGACGGCTTTAGCTGCCGCTGCCGCGGTCGCAGGGCTGACGACCGGCTTGTTCGAGCTGGCGAAGAGCGGATCGGAAAGCGCAATTGCGGTCAGCAATCTCGCAGCGCAGATGGGCGCCAGCGTCGAGCAGGCATCCGGCCTCAGAGCGGCATTGATTCAACTTGAGGCCAATCCCGAGACGTTGCAGCGGGCTTTTGAAAGAATGGGAAATACCATCGAGAAGGTGTTTCCCGAAGTAGTCAAGAGCATCAAGACCGCCACGACCGATGCGCAGAAAGCATCGCTGGATTTGCTGGAAGCCGAAGTAAAGTTATCG